ACTACAGAAGTTATGAGAAAAGGAAAATATAAAGGATACCTTTCATACCTTGCACATGAGTTTAATATGGAACTTTTTAATTATTCTGAACCAGGACATGGGCCAGAATATTCATCAAGGCAAGCAATAGAATTAATTTATAGAGATGTTATAAAGAAAGGTGATACAATATTATTTGGAATAAGTGCACCAAAAAGAATGACGTATGCTTTACCTAAAGTACCTTATTGGAGAAAAATATTACCTAATATGGCTGGCGTCAGCGGTGCAAAATTTGATGTAGCATTTTTAGAACAGTGGTGTATGAGTGAATATAATGTGATTCAAAGATTAATACATAATATATCAAGTTTACTTAATATATGTAAAGCAAGAGGAATAACTATATGGTTTTATGGTACGGTAGTTACTCCCGGAATATTTAATGAATCAAATTATTTTGATAAAATATTTGAAAAGGAATATGTTGGTCGCTACTCGCAAACGGATCGAATTGATATAGAAAAACTTCCTAGATCAAACGATCCTAAATCCGGAGAAACAATGGTAACGGAAGTATATGATAGTTTGCAAACTTTAAAAATTATGAAAGATGAAATATACGAACATATATTAGAAGTTAATGGATCAGAAAATTTTGTATATGATAATAAATTAACTATATTTGATTACGTGAAGGAATATGATCCTACTGCGAAACTACAATGGGAAATAGAAGGGGACACGTGGCAATCATACTATAATGTTGAAAACTTTTCGAAGTATTTTAATCCTTTCGGACATTTATCAAAATTAGGAAATCACGCTGTATATACTACAATGGCAAAATTATTAGAGGAGAAAGGTTATGTCAGAAGATAAGAAAAAGAAAGAGGAAAAAGAAGAAGAATTTCCTATAGAATTTGACGACAAAGAGTGGGAAGAAAAACTTAAAAAGATGAGAGAGGAAGATCCTTTTATATATGACTAATTGGATATTTAATAAATTAGCACCATACGCTTTAAAATTTAGAGAATGGTCAAAGGGAAAAACATGGGTACAAATACCTTTGTTTATATTAATACTATGGATGTTAGGATTTGCCAATCCTTATTGGTGTGTTTATCCTGTTTGCTGGATACAATAAATGATTAATTGGGGTATTGCTGCTTACAATCACGATGGTGCAATTGCATCTGTACAAGATGATAAAATATTATTTGCAGGACATGCTGAGAGATATAGCGGTATAAAAAATGATAAAAATTTAAATGAAGGTATTATACTTGATGCCTTAGCATACGGCGAACCTGATGTAATACATTGGTACGAAAACCCAACACTAAAAAACTTAAGACGTTTTCATGCAGGACAAGGCTGGGATAAAAATTATTTAAAATTTAAATCTGAATTAAAACGCTTAGGAGTTAAGAAACCTATCAAATATCACTTACATCATGAAACACACGCCGCTGCCGGTTTTTATACAAGTGGTTATGAAAGTGCTGCAGTATTAGTTATAGATGCTATAGGAGAATTTGATACTGCATCTATTTGGCACGCTACTCCTCATGGCATGAAAAAGATATGGAGTTTAAAATATCCTTCCTCACTTGGTTTGTTTTATTCTGCTATTACGCATCGTTGTGGATTGAAACCTAACGAAGAAGAATATATTTTAATGGGTATGTCTGCTTACGGAGACCCAGACAAATATTACGAAAGTATGGCACTCTTGTTAGATGAAAATTTACACAGAGGTTGTCGTTGGTGGGAACACGGAAAAGAAGACCACTTTGACTTCGCCGCTTCAGCACAAAAAATTTATACAGAAGAATTTGAAGTGTTATTACAAAAAACAAAAGAACTTTTACCTAATGAACATAACTTAGTTCTCATGGGAGGTTGTGCGTTAAATTGTGTTGCAAATAATAAAGCAATAAAATATTATGAGAATGTTTGGATCATGCCTAATCCAGGAGATGCAGGTTCTTCTTTAGGCGCTATATTAGCAGGAACTAGAAACCATGTAACGTGGGAAGGCCCTTACTTAGGAACAAATATTGTAGGTAATTGGGACCACAAACATATGATAGATTATCTTAGCGAAGGTAAAATGATAGGCGTTGCAAAAGGACGTGCAGAGTTTGGACCTCGTGCATTTGGTAATCGTTCTTTATTAGCAGATCCAAGAGGACCTGAAGTACAAGACAAAGTGAATGAAATAAAACGTAGACAGGAGTTTAGGCCGTTTGCTCCTATTATAATGGAAGAGCATGCACACAAGTATTTTTCAATGCCTATAAAAACTGCTCCATATATGCAATTTGTTTTTGAGTGTACGTCTAAGGAAGTGCCTGCTATAACACACGCAGACGGTACAAGTAGAGTCCAAACCGTTACACAGGAGCAACACCCAGAAATGTATAAATTGCTAGAAATGTGGTATGCAAAAACAGGATGCCCTATGTTACTTAATACAAGTCTAAATATCAAAGGAAAACCTATGGTCAATACATGGAAAGATGCGATGGATTTCGAGGAAATGTACGGTGTCAAATGTTTTTAAACATAAATAATCATATGGCAAAGGTACTACACTTCCCAAAGCAAGTAGAAAAGCCAAAGGTTATAAAGGGTTATAAGATGGCTTTTTACACAGACCAAGAGATAGATCTTGCCCTTTTGTGCCTAAATACATTCGGGTGGGAAAGAATACGTTATGACAGAGTAGAACTAAAAAGAACAGATCCTATGTATATTAAGAAGTGTCTTATACTAGGATACAATTCCCAACTACTATCACACCACAGCAGAAAGCTTATAAATAAAATTATAGACAGTATAACAGCATATTCGGTAACAGCAACATAATGTATGATATTGAAAAGATACGAGAAGAAATTAATCTTCTCCCTGAATATAAGTTTCAGATATCGTTACAAACCGTAGAAGGTTGCGATGACCCTTTTTATGGCACAGGAGCAATTGTAGATCCAAAAGAATACCCTACATACCAAGACGCACAAAAGGCAGCATCGATATTAGAGAAGGAGTTTATACATCCAATGTTTCCAGAACTAGAATATATCAATTCCATTTTAAGTGAATTGAAAATGTATAGAACAAGAATGATGAGACTAATCCCTGGGAAATGTTACAACTACCACCAGGACTCAACAAAAAGAATGCACATTCCTGTTTATACGAATGAAGATTGTTTCCTTATAATTGACGATGTAGTTCATCGATATCCTGCTAACGGTAGTAATTATGAGGTAAATACATTGTTAAAACATACTGCGGTTAACGCAGGAAGAGAAGAAAGAATCCACATAGTAGGTTGTATATAATGCCAACATATAGTTTTGAAAACGAAAAAACAGGTGAACAATTTGACAAGTTTATGTCATGGAAAGACAGAGAAGAATACTTGAAAGATAACCCAGAATTAAGAGCTGTCATAACATCAGCTGCCCTAATCGGAGGCACAGGTGACAGAACTAAACCACCATCAGGATTTAACGATGTACTATCTAGAGTAGCAGAAAACTCTCCATTTAGTCCTTTAGCAGAAACACACGGCAAAAAAGATAGAGTGTCTGTTGCTAAAAGAAACATTGTTAAAAAAGCAAGAAAAAAATTAGGAGGTAAAATAACTAAAAACTAAAGTTCGTTATGATTAATTAATACAACGGAGGATATATGTCCAGAAAAAATTTAGCTTTAGTACATGATACAATTAAACACAATCAAAGGAGATCAACTCCTTTAAAAATTTCAGCACAGGACTTAACACGCATTGATCCAATGACACAGGCACAAGTCCAATTCTTTAAAAACTACAAACGAAAAAACGCTTTAATATTACACGGTGCAGCAGGCACAGGTAAAACTTTTATTGCTATGTACAAGGCAATGGAAGATGTAATGGCGAAGGGTTATCAATATACAAAATTAATTATTCTCAGGTCCGCGGTACCGTCCAGAGAGATAGGACATTTACCCGGTGATTACGGAGAAAAAATAGACGTTTATTCTATACCATATCAAAATATGATGGATGAACTATTTCCACACAAACAACAACCTTACGATAGACTTATGGAACAAAAGAAAGTGTACTTTATGTGCACATCATTTGTAAGGGGCATAACACTAGACAATGCCATTATACTTGTTGACGAATGTCAGAATATGAATGACATGGAAATTAACAGTATTATGACGCGTGTTGGTCATAACACAAAAATCATATTTTCAGGAGACTTTAGACAAACAGACTTATACAAGAATAACGACAAATCAGGACTTAAAAAATTCATACAAATAGCAGAAAATATGCCATCATTTGAACTTATTGAGTTTGGTACAGACGATATTGTAAGATCTGATCTTGTAAAGGAGTATCTCATAGCAAGAGAACAGTACGAAGAGCAGTAAGTTATTGATATTTAACTAAAAAAGAATGCAAAAAAAGTGTAAAAAATGCTTGACTTTTGGTTCCCTAGAGTGCATAATGTATGTATATTAAATAAAAAAGTGAGGTAATTAATGTTAGATAATGTAATTAAAGCGAAAATTGAGAAACTATGTGAGGATATCAAAGCTCAACATTTTGAGAGTTATCCTAGTTTAACTGATTATGGTGTAACTTTTAAGAAAGGCCGTAAATTTGTTAAAATTATTATTACTGACGCCAACGGTGGCGACAGAAGTGTATGGGGTTTCATCAACTTAACACACGACAAGTTCAAAACAGGCGATGTTCTTAAAGCAGCGGGCTGGGCAGCTCCAGCACTTAACCATGCAAGAGGCAATATTGTTGATGGTTATTCAATAGATGCTAGAAGAATGTATGGTCCTAACTATATGTTCGAAGGAGTTAAGTAATGATATTTAGACTTCCAACACTTTACAAAAGAGATACCGCTGGCAGAGTTCGTGAGTGGTCAATAGAATGGACAGGACATGGCGTAGCTACACCTGGTATTCGTACTGTCTCAGGACTCAAAGATGGCAACCTTGTTACTTCTGAATGGAAACATACAAAAGCTAAAAACACAGGCAGAGCAAACGCTACAACTGCTGATGAACAAGCAGAAAAAGAAGCTCAAGCACAATGGGATAAAAATATTGAAAAAGAATATTTTCAATATGTTAACCAAATTGATTCTTACGATAAATTTAAACCACAACTTGCACATGACTATGCAAAACTAGATGGTCCTAAAAGGATGATGCTAGATATGATTTGTCAACCCAAGTTAGATGGTATTCGTTGCATTGCAAGAAAAGATGGACTGTATACAAGACAGGGTAAAGCAATTACAACTTGCGACCATATCTTTTTAGCTCTACAACCGTACTTCAAAGAAAATCCTGACGATGTTTTAGATGGTGAATTATATAATCATCAGTTGAAAGCAGATTTTAATAAGATTACAAGTCTTGTTAGAAAGGTCAAACCATCAGAAGAAGAACAAGCAGAATGTTTCAAACTTGTTGAGTATCACATATATGACTTAGCAGGACCTGAATGGGAAGGGTTCTCATTTGAGGATCGTAACTTACATTTGGAATCACAAAATTTTGATACACCACTTGTATTTGTTGAAACAGAATATTGTAACAGTCAAGAACAATTGGATGCTAAGTATTCTGAGTATACAGAAGCCGGTTACGAAGGTCAAATGGTTCGTAACAATAGTCCTTACGAAAACAAAAGAAGTAAGAACTTACTGAAAAGAAAAGAGTTCGTTACAGAAGAGTTTGAAGTAATTGAAGTATTAGAGGGTTCTGGTAATTGGGCAGGATATGCTAAACACTTTATTCTTACAGATGGCAAAGAAACATTTAAGAGTGGAGTCAGAGGCAATCAAGCAACACTTAAAGCTCTATTAGAGCAGGAAGTAAAACCTAATTGGGTTACTTGTAGATACTTTGAAAGAACTGTAGATAATATACCAAGATTCCCAGTCGTAATTGATTGGGGTGTGGGAGAAAGAAATGACTAAAGTTTTGCAAATGACAATGGTTCAAAAGCCACACTATAACGGTGTGGTTCGAACTTATAAATTTAAGAACGGATATGGTTGTAGTGTAATATGTCATGATGGTTCTTATGGAGGACCATACAAAGGCAAACACGGAGATAACCGTTGGGAAATAGCACCTATAGGACTTGATGATGAGTTTATGGGCGCCTCTAAATTTAATTGGGGCGATGATGTTATGGGTCGTTTGGAGTGGCGAGAAGTAGATGAGTATTTGGAGAAAATAGCTGCACTATGATAAGACAGTATGCAAATGTATTGAGTGATGACTTATGTGATTACCTTATCAGTACATTTAATGAAAGCGAACAAAAACATCAAGCTATAAAAGACCACATAATGGACTTCACTCAATATAACTTTACTGCTGATTATAAGAATCTAATGGATGGTCAGGAAAGACATAATGAAGTCATAGAAGCAATAAAAAAGTGCGTACGTGATTACGCTGCTGAACTACAACTAACCATTTTTCCTTCTATTGGAACCGTAGAAGAATTTAGGGTAAAACGATACTTGAAAAATAGTTCACAAGACTTTAAACTACACATAGATGCTGGTAATAAGGAAACTGCTCAAAGATTTTTAGCTTTCTTATTTTATTTAAATAATTGTGATGGAGAAACAGAATTCACAAGACAAGGAGTAAGAGCAACTCCAGTAAAAGGTTCCGTTGTAATATTCCCGCCAACATGGGAGTATCCACATATAGGACACAAAACAAAGGAGGATGACAAATATATAATGTCATCATATTTACATTATGGATAAAAAATTCACACACGATTTTATAGAAATACAACAATTAAAAAGAGAGAACATAGAAGGTTCTAGAAAGTATCTCACACCAGAAGGAAAACATTATCCTTCTGTTACAACAATTTTATCTCACAAGTCTAAACCTTGGGTACAAGCGTGGCGACAAAGAGTAGGAGAGGCAGAAGCTAATAAAATTAGTAGAACTGCTACTGCCAGAGGAACAAAGTTCCATACCTTATGTGAGAATGCTCTTCGTAATGAATATGAGGACAAAAGCAAGTTAAGTTTATTAGATGTAGAAATGTATGAGGCAATGCGCCCGCTACTAAATGATATTGATAATGTTAAGTCTATAGAACAGACAATGTATTCAGACCATTTAAGATTAGGCGGACAAGCAGATTGTATTGCAGAATATAATGGCAAACTGTCAATCATAGATTTCAAAACATCTAAGAAAAGAAAAACAAGAAGCAACTGTTATAATTATTTTATACAATGCTCTGCTTATGCCATAATGTTTGAGGAAAGAACAGGAATTCCTGTTAGTCAATCTGTTATTATTATGGCAATGGAAGATGACGCTCCTGCAGTATTTACTGCTACAAGAGATGAATTTGTACCACAACTTATAGAAGCTAGGGACGCTTACGAATTAGAAAATTAAGCGCCCGTAGCTCAACTGGATAGAGCAATAGCCTTCTAAGCTATAGGTTGTAGGTTCGAGTCCTACCGGGCGCGCCATTTTATAAACAGGGCCTGTAGCTCAGTTGGTTAGAGCAGTGGACTCATAATCCATTGGTCGGAGGTTCGAGTCCTCCCGGGCCCACCATTTTAGTATCCTAATATGTGCTACCTATACGGAGTACATATACATGAAACTAAGGAGAAGTGAACAATGAAGTTTTTATTTACAGCAGTTGCTCTAAGTATTTTTTCTTTACCGAGCGCTGCACAATATCTAGATAACAATCTAAAAATTACTCTAGAGACGCCTCAATACAACAGTAGTATTGGACAGATAGGACAGATTCGTGGCTGGTCTTTCCATCCCACTTTGTTCGTGGATATGGTTGAGATTTATATTGATGGGGAGTTTTATTCCGAGGTTCCTGTAGGCGGACAGAGAGTAGATGTATATAATGTATATCCTAATGCACTAAACTCTGAATACTCTGGGTGGGCGCAAACTATCAACTTTAAAGACTTTGCTGAAGGATATCATACTTTAGAAGTGGTAGCATACACTACAGCAGGTACATATAACTCAGTAACAGGTAAATTTTGTGTAGAAAAGGTGCCTGGTAGTAACTTTATTAGTGACCCTAATATCATTGACTTTAGAAGCCTGGATAAGATTCACATGGCTCAGAATGCTGTACTGCTACAGAAGATTACTATTGATGGGGAGTTCTACAACATGGAACTTCATTGGGACACTGCTACACAAGGATTTATTATTGAGCAAGTAGAGCCATATGTAAACGAAACAGACCTACAAGACACGGACTATAATGGTTGGTGTACTATATGCGAGGAGTAAAAGATGCTATACCATTTATCACAAAAATATTACAACTCAAGAGTATTTCCATTATAAATAAAACGTTATTATAGAGTCACTTTATAATAACTTATAATTATAACTTATTTAGGAGAAAGGCCATGGCCACAGCAGCACTGCGGGTTGCGAAGAACATGGTGCTTAAAGTCGAACGACTAAGAGAAAACGACAAAGTTTGTCTATTCTGCGATGCGGTTGAATTTGTAGCATTAATGACTTTACCTCTCGCCATACCAGCGTTCATAATGTACGCTTCAATAAATCATTTTTAAAAGACTTGTAAGTCGGTGGACATGAAACTCTACCGACTTACTTTTTGGTAACATATCTACTTGACTTATACATATAAAGCATCTATAATAGAACTATGCTAACAGATATGCCACATATAATAGTAACTGGCGGTTGTGGATTTATTGGTTCACACCTTACACAACGATTATTGGATAATGGTTTTTCTGTTTCTGTAATAGATGATAATAGAACAGGGGATTGGTATATAAAACATCCTAATGTAGAATATTATAAACATGATGTCAGTACATTTAATCCTCATCAACCTTACGTAGAACCTCCCGTAGCGATATTTCATTTAGCAAATAGTCCAAGGGTAAGGAGAGCGTTAGAGTATCCTACAGAAACAATAAATAACAATGTGGCAACAACAACTGCTGTTTCAGATTGGGCGAGAGTATTTAATTGTAAATTATTCTTTGCAACATCTAGTAGCACGCAGTATAGTGAAGCAATAGAGAATCCTTATACTTTTAGCAAAATTGTATGCGAAAATATATTAAATTTATATAGGAACTTATATGCCTTAGACTTTGTAAAAATGTATTTCTACAATGTTTACGGACCAGGTGAAGCAGACTACGGTGAATATAGCACAGTAGTTCGTAAATTTAAAAAGGATTATTTAGAAGGAAAGCCTTTAACAATATTTGGCAAAGGTGATAAAGAGCGAGATTTCACGCACGTAGATGATGTAGTTCAAGGTTTGTTACAATTATTAGCAGATCCTTCAGCTCCAGATGTTGCACATTTTGGAAGTGGAGATCCTAAAACCATTTTGTCTATAGCAGATAGTTTTGATACTTCTGTTGTACATTCATGGGATAGACCAGGTGAAGCATTTAGAACATATTGTCAAAACCCTTATATTGAGGCGACACATGATGTTAATGCGTATATAGAAAATTGGATATTAAGGAAACATAATGAAACCACAGATAGTAATAGATAACACAATAGAAATGACAGATAAAAAATTCTCAGATGTATTTTTAGTTACAAAAGAATTTAATACTACAACTGAATTTTCTCAATACATTGAAAAGATGGCATTTAACGCAGACACAGGATGTTTAGATATGCTAACTGATTACTGTATTAAGAAGGAAATTGAAGTTGAAAGTGTAAGCAAATTTTTAACTGCATCATTAAAAAACAAAATTAAGCAAGAAGCTTTAGATTTAAATTTACTTAAAGAAAAGAAAAAGAATTCGTTGCCGCTATGAACAAATACTTAGAAATAATTCCTAAGGGGGAAGCTAAGGATATACCTTCACCATACGAGTTTAGAGGAATGACTGCTAAGGAGGCTCAAGAAAAATTAATAGAGCAATTTGAAGGTAAACCATATGTTACATATGCACTAGCAAGACTTATAGTTCCTATAAGAAGATGGCCAGAGTATTGTGATGCAGATTACACATATTATGATTACGAAAGAGATTGTCAGGAATTTATTAGTTTATTAAACGAATATATTGACACAGTAGTTGATGCATATAAAGTGATACCTACTGAAGGAACTTCAAAAGGACTTTTACAATATTATCAACAATTCGCAAAAACAGGAATGCGTTGGGTTGCGTCCTATTTAGATACTTTAGTAGACATACATCCAAATATTTCTATACGAAATCAGGCAATGATAGTTATGTTAATTACAAAATTTATGCCACCTTATCTTTTTTGTTCTGCTAAAGAACAAGATAAAAAACATTGTCCGTCTTGCCAAAATGGACATGAAGTGTTCATTGGAGACACGTGGGAAAATATGAAGGACAGAATTGAAAAACAATTAGAAATCACATGGGATCAAGAGAATGACCCTAAAAATATTGTAGGAAGATTATATAATGTGGCTACTACGATTGTAGATGATTATCATAAGTTACATGATTGATGGAACCATTTGATGTCTATAAAATATATCTAGCTTTAAAGTTACATTTTACAACTGATAGCTACGATATAACTAAACATAAATTTGCTGCCAAAGGTAGAAAAGATACATTTTTAAAACGGAAGGATTTAATTGTTATACGAAAACTTGCAAGAGACTTTAGTAGACAAGAAATTATTGATATGCTTGTTGCTAACTTTGTTAGTGGTGACAGGTGGGGAGGCGTATTTGACGCCCAAGCGTTTGACACTTACAAACATTGGCAATCAAAACAAGAAAAACTAGCATATCAATTTGAGCAGGATCTTTATGCCATTCAATTAAGAATGGAAAAAGATAATATTGAGGATAGTACACAAGGTGACCATCCTTTAATATTAAAAATGTTACTAGGTAATTTAATTACTTTAGAAACGGTTGTGATAATAAACAGGAATTTGAATTTTTGTAATGAGTATAAGGAGGATTTGGTATTGTCAGACTTCGTACGTTTGATAGAGAAATATGCACCGTTTATTTCTAAAAAGAGTACCAATCCGTTGTATTTAAAATACATAGACCTTATAAATAATATTGCAAGAAACAGGAATGTTTCTTATACAACGTAAAAAACAATATACAACGCAAATACGGAGGAAAATATGTCGTTTAATACACTTAGTGAACTTAGGAATTCTCGCGGTAAGTTCGATAATCTAATGAAAGAAGTCGAGAAAATCTCAAATCCACAATCCAACTTCAATCAAGATGATGGTAAAGAGTGGAAACCCACAGTAGACAAAGCAGGTAACGGTTATGCTGTTATCAGATTTTTGCCTGCTCCTAAAGGAGAGGATATGCCTTGGGTAAGAATTTGGAATCATGGGTTCCAAGGACCTGGAGGCAAATGGTACATTGAAAACTCTCTTACAACACTCAACAAAGCAGACCCTGTTTCGGAACTAAACTCCGAACTTTGGAATTCAGGTGTTGAAGCCAATAAAGATATTGCACGTAAACAAAAAAGACGTCTTAATTATTGGGCTAACATTATTGTTGTTGAGGACTCATCTAATCCAGACAATGTAGGTAAAGTATTTACATATAAGTTTGGTAAGAAAATCTTTGACAAAGTTAAAGATGTTATGCAACCACAATTTGAAGATGAAAGCCCTGTAAATCCTTTTGATTTCTGGGAAGGTGCAAACTTTAAATTAAAAATTAGACAGGTAGAAGGCTATCGTAATTATGATAAAAGTGAATTTGATTCGCCTGCACCTATTGCATCAGACGATGCAAGAATTGAAGAAATTTGGGGACTACAACATAGCTTGCAAGAGCTCGTAGCGGACAAAAACTTCAAAACCTATGAGGAGTTAAAAGCGAAACTAGACATGGTTCTAGGGACTAAAACAACTCCTACTGCTGAAGCTATTAGCCAAGCAGATAATAATATAGATGCCGAGGACGAACATTTTATGGAAAAGGTGAAAACAGTCCAAGCAGCACCTGTAGCGTCTCCTGTAAAAACGGAAGATGAAGACGAAGATGATACTTTATCTTATTTCAAATCCTTAGCAGAAGACAGTTAAACTTCTAAAGTTTTGGGGGCTCCTTCGGGAGCCTTCTTTTTTAGATATAAATAATTTACTATGTTCGATATACCAATTTATCACAAATCAAATATAGCAATGGATTTAATACCTTCTTTACAAGAGGATATTGATGCCGAATATAAAAGACGCGAATATTATTTAGATAAAAATCCTGAGATGGGTAGACATTATAGGAAACTATCTGTATATAATGAAGAAGGACAGCATTGTATTGTTACAGGAGACGATCCAATGGTTAATATAAACAAGTTTCCTGAACTACAAAAAATTATTCATACACACGCAATAGATTATTTAAGTAGTCTTAGTGATTTTCCTTTTACACAAATGTTAGAAAGGAACTGGCACAATTATTCTTGGTGGACTTGTTTCGATGGTGGTGATAGTTATTCATGGCATAATCACAGTCAGTTTTTTCTTATAGCGACTTATTATGTAGCTAACGAATCTGAACATAGCCCTATAGCATTTAGA